AGGTGCTCAAGTATCTGTTCCTTCTGTTTGAGTGGCGTTTTGGATGTAGGCATCAACGAAGTCCCCCGAGTGTTTGATGTCGAACATGACATACCAGGAAGGGTTGCCGTCCTCACGCATGAGGACCACGGGCAACTCGCCCTTACAGTCACGCACGGCCTGCTTGTAGAAGTTCAGTGCAGCGATGCGCTTGTAACGCTTCACCTCAACATGGAACCCCGGCAGGGCGTCAAGAAGGTCAGCGGACCAGGCCCCGCAACTCTGCGCCGCCCGGATGCAATCAGGACTGTGCCAGTGCTTCCGCACCGAGTCTCGAGCATCCCGCTCACCCCTTGCTCCCTTTTGCCTGCTGTTGACCATCTCTCCTCTCTTGCTCTCTCCGTTTACGCAACCGCTCCTCACGCCTGCGCTTGGAATTCTCGTTCCACTTGATGACTCGGTTGATGTCGTCGTACATCAAGGGGTTGCCACGCTGGAAAGCTCTCTCCCTTAGCTTTTCCATGCGACCGTTGCGCGACATGAAGTCGGCATAGCAGCGGTTGCAAATAGGGCGGCCCCCAAACACTAGCTGTGCTTGGGAGCCGCAGGTAGCGCAGTCCTCAGAAGTCAAAGTCTTCGTCCGACTCAGCGGCGTCTTCGGATGCGACTTGGGAGGGAGTATCGGGCCGCACACCCGACTCGTCGCGGAATCCGAAGCTGCTTGCGTCTCCACTATAGGAGTTGGCCTTGAGCACCTGAACAGCGCGGAGCTTGAGGCTCACGCCAATTCCCAAGGCGGGGACATTCCAAGCTGTAACCATCAGGGCGCACTTGATGATGGACCCACCGCCGACTTGCTCGTCAGTGGGCTGCGCGTCCGCTCCGATCAGCTGGACCTTGCGTTCAGCGGTCTGCCCGGAGGCATCCTTGTAGACCGCCTTCTGCTTGCACTTGAAGATGATTCGACCAGTGGCCTCACCAGTGTCCTCATCCACCTCTTCCTCCCAGGGCTCCATAGCCAGACGCGGCTTGGTCTTGCCCGTGTGGAGGCGTTGCACTGCTTCCTTGCGGAAGGCCGTGAGCTTCTCCAGAAGCTCCTTGCCATCATCACCTTCGAGCAGAAGGTTGACCTTGTAGACACCATCCTCATCGAACCGAGTGTCCGGGCTGTTGAGGCGCGGATACTGGGCGGTGCCAGCGGGAGTGGTGATGAACAGAGGTTTGATGTCGTGTGTGTTGCGTGTCTTCAAGAAACGAAGTACCTGCTTTTGAGAAGTCGTTTGATGTCAAATCCACCCTGCACTGGAGCAGGGGGGATGTCTGTAGTGGGCGGGAGGTACTGGCGGAACTCAGCTTCGAGGTCAGCCAGCAGGTCTCCGCTGAACACCTCATGGTAGGTGTGCTTGACGATGCGGACGATAGCAGCCACATCATCAGGAAGTCCAGCAAAGCTGTCGTGGATCACAGACAGTGAGTCGATGCCTTCAGCGCGAGCCCTGGCGCAGACCAGGTGGAGACAAGCAGCGTCAAAGCTGTGGATGACATTGGGGGCCACACCATCGGCCTGACCGCGCTTGTCGAAGCCATCGACTTCCTGCCGATACATCACGCGCACGCGCCCACGGCTGGCAAGTTGCACCTCACAGTCCTTGGTCGGCTTGGTGTGCATGAAGCACGGGAAGCCGCTGGGGCTTGTCCAGCGCACAGGCATATCGTTCTGCGTGTGGATGTCCGCGATCTTCCTCAGCCAAGCCATAGCGTTTCGGCTACTGCTGATGACCTGGCCGATAGCGGCCCAGACCTTGCCCGTGATCCACACCAAGTCAGAGAAGGGGACACCATCTCCTGAGACGAAGCCAGGCTTGCCGTGCTTCTTCGCATACGCGGTGTATTCCGCCACGATGTAGTCCTGGGCTGAGTGGCGCGTGCCCGAGTACGGGGTAATCATCACAGGCCGCTTGACCAGACTCCTGGGCAACTCGCCCCCGAAGTATTGCAGCCAAGGGCGGGCTTTGTCGGGGTCATCCTCAAGCATCAACTTGCTTGCAGCAGCAGCAACCTGCAAGTAGATGTCCTGACGATCCTCGAGGTCGCCACAGTTAGTGGCCTCAGCGCCAACCTCATCCCGCAAGAGCAGGCTATAGATAGCCAGACCGTTGCAGCTGCCATCTACATGACAAGGCAGGCGGATCTCCGCGTTGGGGTCATGGTGCCACCTACCGAACTCCAAGCACCAAGCGAGGAACTGGAAGGGCTCGTCCTGCTCTGACCACCACATGCAGTCCAGGGGGTCTTCGCTGACTGCAAGGATCTGGTCCACATTCTCGTCCACCCAAGCGATGCGGTCTTCGAGCGACAGCTTGTCGTGCCCTGCGAGGTTAGCCCCAGTGATGTAGAACCAGTTGATCCCCGCCTCAGTGGTGATGGGCTTGCCCTCACGGAACAACAGCAGAGAGCGGGCGATGTCGTCCCCTTGGGGACTCATGTAGGAGACATGGCTGTAGAGCCGCCCCCTGAAGTCAGCGAACCAAGGGAAGTAGAACCTATCGGCCTGCTTCATCGTCTTGGCAGTGAACAGCGTCTTGGCGATGTAGACCCTGCGGCTTGCGTTGCTACGCAGCTGTTCCCGGTGCATCTGGCCCGCACGCGCCATGTCCCTGCGTACTTCAATGGGCGCGTCCTCATCAGCCCTAGGCGGGGCAGGGGGATCAACCTCAGGCAGACCAGGGACGGCTACCTCCGTCTCATACAGGTGGCTGATGACTTCGTAGACATCCGCATTCACTTGCCAAGGCACGGACTGGAGGGTGTTCATGCAGGCAAACACTTGCTCCAACTGTGCGTCCTCCATGTGCCGCAGGTAGTCACGGTTACGGCTACGGACTGCGGGCTTCTGGATCACCTCAAGGTTGTGATATCCGCCCTCCCAGAGAGAGGTCCAGGGGCGCGGAAGCTCAACGCAGGGCATCCAAAATGGGCGCAGCACCTCAGCGTGCTCATGCGACTGCTTCAGGTACTCAAGTGTCTCCGCGGTGGGCTCGATGTACCTGTTCTTGCGGATCTGCCCGCGTGACACAGTGGTCTCATTGGCGATCTGGATGATGCCTGTGTATTCATTCAGAAGGTCCAGCATCAAGGCCCCGAACTGGATGCAAGTCTTGCGGTCCCAAGAGTCCTCTAGCCATGCGTTGCGCCGCCCGTAATCAAACATGATCTGGACTGCGCGGCGGGGGTTGCTCTTTTCACGCTTCTGCACCTGGGCAAAGAGGCGCGGGTTACGGGCACGGACCTCCTGAAGCACAAACTCATCAGACGCGGCTTGGCCGATCTGTGCTGATGCTGATGCGTACTTGCGCTTGTGGACGATCTGGTCCAAGACCACACGGCACACCAAAGCAGACAGAGCAAGGAAGTCGCCGCTCTCCTCACGGAAGCTCTCAACCTCTCTCAGGCTCGAGGCGTTCCTGCCTGCCTTCCCGTTCACCTGGGCGTACCAGTCCTTGATCCCGCGGTTCAGGCTGTGGACGGCCTCCTTGGTAAGCGCGATGCCTGGACCTACACGGCTGGCGTACTTGTTCTTTTCGGCATTGGCGGCCAGGCTGCGGTAACGCTGGCGGCCAATCTCCGTCATCTGGCGCTCAAGGTCAGCTTGCTTCATGCTCGATGTCGTGAACCGTCTCGATCAGCCTCCTGAGATACCACTCAGCTTTGTGGAGATCCTGCACTGCCTTGCCCTTGTAGCGGTAGCGCCACAGGTACTTGAGGGTGTTGCCCTTGCAGTAGGCAGCGAAGCCCTCCAGGTCCATAGACGCCTTGATGGCGTCGATGCACTCAACCTCACCTTGGTTGTAGTGCTTGGGCTGGTTCACAGGGTCAGTCATCAGCGGTGCCCTGAAAAGTCATCTGCACGGCCTGCTGCAACGCACAGGGACCACATGAAGAGGAGAAGTCCACAGAGGAAAAGTAGTGCCAGAGTCATGTCGTATCCTTTTGAAGTCAGTCGTTCATCTCCTCCAGCTGCCGCAGGCTTTCGAGGGCTCTGCGAAGCTCAGACTGGAGGCGGTCAGTTTTCTTCACCATGATCTGATGGACCTCTTCCTGAAGCTCGAGCCGCCTGCTCTGCGCCGCGATAATCTGCTTCAAGGTGTCAATCAGTATCTCGATCTGCTCGGAATGGTCAGCCATCAGTAGCTCTCGAAGAGTTCGGGGTGCCCCTCAGGCTGCTGGAAATACAGCCGATGAGGTTTCAGGCCTTCGCCGTGGTCTCGCAGGTAGTTGATTAGCCCCTGGATGCGCTGCTGGCCGCCCCGGAACCAGCCAGTCCCATCGCAGCTTTCTGCACCATGCTCATGGCAAGCCATCAGCCCGCGCAGGCTGTTGATCCTACCCACATGGACTCTAGGGAACTCTGCACACCATTCGCCCAGAGTGGACATCTTCCAATCGGTTGAGCCACCGATGAAGACAACATCCGGCTCGACCCCATGAGTGGCAAGATCAGACGGCTTCATGCCGTCCTGAGCAGCAAAAGCAAGGGGAGCACCATAACTGGCAACTCTGTCTTTCCACTTGTGCCAAAGCTCAAAGGTCGCTTCCGCGTCAGTCACGACATCGGGGACAACAATCCACTGCGGGCGCACTGGACGGCCCACGGTCCACTCAAGGGCTTTCAGGAACTTGCCTTCATTCCACGGCTCCCCGTTAGTCCAAGCGGGGAACGCACCGTTGTCGATGGCATAGAAAGGGAGATGAGGGTACGGGCCACGCATTCCATCAGGGGGCAGTAGCAGGCCCATGCCCCCATACCTGCCCTGAAGGTAGTGCGTTCTCCAGCTAGTGCAGTTAGAGACCATGACGATCATTTTCTGCCCTCGAGGCTTTGAGCCCTCAGGACGCAAGCACTGCAAACTCCGCATGGACCGTCAGGCCTGTAGCAGGAGTAGCTGACGAGTTCTGCATAGTCAGCCCCACTCTTCTGCATGATCTCCCTCTTGGTCATGTTGACATACGGGGCGTGGACAGTGATGTCACATCCGCTGTGCGCCAGCATGGCGTTGCACAACTCGACAAACTCGCTGTCGCAGTCAGCGAAACCGTACCTGTCCTCTTTGCAGAAGCCGATGTAAAGCTCGCCTCCTCCACGCGAGTGCAGGATGTTTGACGCCCAAGCAACAAGCAGCATGTTCCGCGCAGGGATGATGTCCTCATGCTTTTCGGTCTGCATGATCTTGCTGCGGACAAGCTCAATCCCCAGGTCTATGGCAGTCTTTTCAGCTGCCCACTGCTCTTTCGCAGTTGAGTGCGTCATCATCGCGTGGAACGCAAGAAGGTCTTTGTTCCCGCCTTCTTTCCAAAGGTTGTAAGCAAGGATTGTCGAATCCATGCCGCCGCTCAGAAGAATGCCCCGCATCACTTCACCCCCCAGAACTTGTGGGCCTGTAGTGCCGCCAGCCATTGGCGTCCGTTGTGGTGCCTCTGGAGTCCGTCATCGTTGCTGCGCCGATTGAGCCGGATCACCGCGTCCGCCGTGGCGCGGGCGTTCTCCATCTCATTCGCCTTAGGCAGCCACAAAGGCGACAGGTAGTAGTACCAGAACCCCGTCGTGCGGCTCATCTCCAGCAACTCTTCGTCGCTCTGGCCCTGATACACCACGACCATCTCCTGACCATAGGTCTGCTTGAGGGTGCTGATGTGCGCCTTCGGGCTGACCGTCAGCCAGTCATACGGGGCCTCGATAGCTTTGATCCCGCTGGTCTGAATGTGGACCTTGAGTCCAGCTTCCGATGCTGCCTTGACTAGCGGCAGAAAGGCAGGGCTCTGAGTCGGCTCACCGCCTGTGATGTGGATCCATCCGCCGTAGCCAAGAGACTCGAGGGCTTTGTCCACAACCGCCTGCACGGTGGTCCTGCTTCCAGAGTGAGCGCCAAAGCTGCGTGCTTCATCACACAAAGCGCGAATGTGGCACGCCTTGTAGCTACAGCCTGACAGCCTGATGAAATATTGAGCGACACCAGCCAGGTGCCCCGTGCCTTGGACAGTCAATCCTTGCGAGGTGTACCACAGGTCCATATCAGTCCTCCTCTCCATCGAAACAGCCACAAGCCAGAGGGGGAGCCTCAGGCCACAGCTTCAGTTGTGCGTTGTCGGCATCCACAAGGGACTGCCAGGAATAGTTGCGGCCAAGACCTTGGACCGTGCCCAGGTTCTCCGCAGCGTTCTTCTCCATCGCCACCGCACGCTCGAACAGATCGGGGCGGCGCTGGGCCAAAGCGATGACCTCCTGCTTGCGGTTAGCTGGGCAGAACCAGCAAGCGGACTTTCCGGGCGTAAACCCAAAGACCCGCTCACAGGCTTCAAGGCACTCCTCCCTGGCCCACCCCCACTCAATCAGTGGACGGCGGTAAATGAACCTGGGGTCATCGGCTTCCTCCAGTGCCGCTGAACGGTGCGCCTCACCCGCGTCAATGCCGATCAGGCGCACAGTCTTCTGGCCTCTGCTCATAGCCGCCAGCGCGGGCTGCCAAGATTTGACATAGCGGTCCATCGGCTGCCGCTTCCACTTGGCAGAGCAGCCCTTGAACCCAAACGCCAAGCTGGGAAGCGTCTTGTTGTTGATGCACTCGTCCTCGAGTGATGTGTGGCGGAAACCCTCCCGGTCAGCGTTGCTGATGACCGTAATGGGGAGGCCAAGCAACTCTTCGCACTTGGCGCTGACCCGCTCTACAGTCTCGTAGGTCTGCTCAAACTCCCCTCCCGTGTCTGCAAACAGAATCAGATCCACGGGCTCCTGGCGCTCATACAGGCCAGCAAGCAGGGCGGTTGAGTTCACACCTCCCCCGTAGCTGACAACAACGGGAGAACGGTCTAGTTGGTGCTCTCTTTCCACTCGTTATCCAGTGCGTCAAAGGTCTCATGGCAAGCCTGCAACAGGAGATCCAGGATCACCCTGTCGGCACTCACCCGATCAGGGGCGGCCAGGTCAGCCGCCTCCTTACTGTCCTCAGCGTGCATGACCATCTCATGCAAGCGGCGAAGGTGATGAATCATGGCCCGCTGGCTGTCCATCAAGCGGCGAGTGAAGTCGTCCAGCTTGCAGTAAGCGTCCACCAGCATCTCGGCGGTGCGCTCAATGGACTCATCATGGTTGCCTGTGCGGTCGATCATGCTTCCACGCTCTCGATCACAGCCCAGCCCGCATCCGTGACTTCATAGGTGTCCATCAAGGCCCCGTTGGGGGTCTTCCATCTGCGGACACTCTTGATCCAGCCCTCCCGCACATAGGACTTGAAGTTGGGGTACGGCACATCACGGTCACTCTTGACCATGTAGAGGACCCAAGGGCTGCTGTGCGTCTTGCTGGCAGTAAAGAAGAAGGAAGACTGGCCCTGGAGCCCGCCTTCCTCTTCGATGAACTGGCGGAAGTTGACCTTCCGCTGGGCCTCTGCGGCGACCCGACGCCGTGCGTTGTAGGGAGTCTCCCTCTTGCGTGTGTGTGTCATGCCCCCGTTTTGGCAAACCCGGCGCAGAGGTTTCAAGGGCGTGGCCTGAGTTTTCTACCTTTCGATCTGGAGGACGCTCTCCACCAAGCTCTCGTCAGACAAATGGGCGTACCTAGCCGTGGTCGCCAGCGTGGTGTGGCCCAGCAGGGTTCCCACTCGGTACAGGTCCACCCCAGACTGCACCAGGCGGGAAGCGAAGGTGTGCCTGAGGGTGTGGACCGTGACCCTGCCCCGCAGGCCAGCCTTGCGGCGGGCCTCCAGGAACAGCTGCTCATAGGTACGCAAAGCCTTGCCTGTGCTGGGGGCGGACTCCCCGCGGTCATGGAGAGCATGGAGGACAGCCTCCACAGCAGGGCCAAATGGCACGAAACGCTGCTTGCCGTTCTTGGTGTTGTAGATGTGCAGCCTGCGGCGCTCGAAGTCCACATCGTCCCAGGTCAGGCTGAAAAGCTCACCCACCCTGATCCCCGTGCCGACCAGCACAAGGCTGACCTCACGGACCCAAGGCTTCATCAGGGCAAACAGGGCGTCCTGCTCCTCGAAGGACAGCCAACGCTCAGGGCTCTCCTGCTGGCGCTCCTTCTTGACCCTAGGCACCGCCTGGATGAGGCCCATCTCTACAGCTGACTGGGCCAAGCAGCGCCAGACAGAGAGCTTGTTGTTGATGGAGGAGGCAGCGTTGCCCTGAGACTGCAAGGCGGCTCGGATCTGGCCCCATCCAAGCGGGGTGAAGTCTTTGGGGGACTTCATCAGGCGCACAAGCTCGAGCCCCTTGGCGTAGAGCTTCTCCTCTGTGGCGCATCCGGCCCAACGGGAGACAAGGGTGTGGTGCAGGACCGAGTTGAGTGTTTCGTTCATGGTGTGTGGGTGGTTGTGAAGTGGGGGTCCCCACAACCGACAGCAGGGACCCCCTCACACACACACACAGGCTTCTCTCGGTGCCTGCTGCGTGCGCGATTCTAGGGTGGACTGCATCGGTGTGGAAGGCTGGACGGGAATGATGACAGGGCGGGGCACAAAGAAAAGTGCCCCCGGCAAGGGCACAAAGGAACCCCCCCAGGCGCAAAGCCTGAGGGGGTCCTGGTCAGTCCAGAGATCGGACCAAGTAGAACAGCAGCAGAAACAGCAGGAGACTCACAGTGAAGGCCCCGGCTCCTGGTCCTCCTGGGCTTCCCGTTCCTCTCGCTCATCCTCCAGGTCACTCACTGAACCGGAAAGATCACAGGTGAGGTGGTGGTGTGCGAGGGCCTCTGGGGTCATTTCGACCTCTGTGCCGTATTCACTGACAAAATCAGCGTGAGCACTGGGTCCAGCAGCCTGGACGATAGCCTCTGCGCGGGCTGTGTAGATCAGGGCCTCATGAGAGTCCAGGATCTCCCAGAGGATGTCAGAGACTTCCTCATCCTGCCTTCTGGGGTCCAGGGCTTCCTCCCTGAGGATTTTGTGAACATCCTCCAGAACGGAGTCACGATACTCCTCTGCTGCCCTGTCGGCAGCCCAGATGGCAGAACAGTAGGTCTGGAAAGGGTCAGCTTTGGTGTGTGTGTCAGACATGGTGTGTGGTGTGGTGTGAGGTTCAGATCAGAACAGAAGGCGCAGGATCACTGAGACCAGCCCAGCGGACCAGAAGGAAATCAGGAACAGGAGCAGCAGCAGATCAGGGATGAGGTCCCAGCCCAAAGGCCTGGACTCCACGGGATCAGAGGAGGCTTTGTGCTTCTGGGTGCTCATTTCGGCACATCCTCCCATCCATCCTCCAGGACATCCATCGCCTGACAGCAGAGGCACCACAGGAGACGCTCCTGGAGTTCCTTGAGGGTCCTGCCTTCAGTGTCTGCTGCCCCCATAGCAGCAGTGCTCCACTCCTGAAGCTGTTCGAGGGTCAGGGACTTGATCTGGTCAGAGACCTCATCCCTGGACATCCAGAACCGCACAGCCTCAGTAGCGTCCTGCCCGGGCCTCGCACAATCGTCACAGCACTCGAGAGGCAGGCAGAACTCACCCAGCACATCTTCCCAGGGGTATAGCACCTCCTGGGGCTGGATCACAATGTGGGAGGGGTCCCCATCCAGCCCTGCCAGTTCAAAGCCCTGGGGCAGCCTCTCCTGGATGAGGTCCTGGATTTCGAGCAGCAGTGAGGCTGCGTCCTCTGAGTGGTACCACTCGCTGTCAGGGTCCTCCAGAGCATAGGCAGGCACTGCTGCGTGCCCGTTGGGAGGACTGGTCAGGGCTGCTGCTGCGTCTGAGTCCAGGGCAGCTAGGTAGTTCAGAAGGCAGGGCAGCAGGTCACTGGGGTTCAGGGTGCCCCAGGAGAGGGTCAGGGTCAGATCAGCTAGGTGTCTCATGGTGTGTGTGTGGTGTGGGCGGGACCTTCCCCGCACTGAGACAGTACGGCACAAAGGGGCGCAGGGTTGCGCGAAATCACCTGAAAAGCACGCCGAACCTGAATCATACAAACGGGCACGCAGGCAGCCCCTGACCCTATAGTCTGGGGACACCCTGCCCAGCCCTGGCAGGTTCCCCTTGGAATCCGCGGACCCCTGCTGCTGCTGGGGTTGCGCCTTCCACCTGCCCTGGCACCCCCTCCAGACCCCCTCAAGGCGTCCCCTGGACCCCCATGGGGGGGAGCGGGGATGCTCTACACGATATATGGGCGCTCGAAAATCTCTAACGAAACCTTCGACCCCCTAGAGGCCAGCTGGATACAGGAGGGAGAGGCTATCTCGTATGCCCAAGACCCCACACGGGACCTTGAAGGCGCCTCTCCCCCCAGAACGGGGTCAGTAGAGCACGCACGGGACTCTTCCAGGCAGCTTTCAGCCGACCTTAGACGCCTCAACGGCGGCTTTGACGGCTTCGAGCTTGTCCTGGGTGATCTCCCCGCGAGCATAAGCGGCCTGGGCGGCAGCTAGAGCGTCAGCAAGGAGGTCTTCGGCGGCTTCATGGGTGTGCTTGGCCCCCACAGCCTTGAGCATGGAGGTCATCGCCTCCCCCAGAGCCCCTTTAGCGGTGGCGGCAAGGGCCTTCCCGGTGTGCTTACGGGCTCTAGAGGAGAGCGCGAGGACCAGGAGGCTGCTTGCGAAGGGCAGGAGGGGCTGCACGGGTGCGGGGATGAAAGGTGCAGCGACAGCCAGGAAGCCATCGGCCACTTTCTTAGTCCCTGAGGCGATGATCTCTCGTTCACGCTCGATGGCTTGCTTGTATTCCTCGACGGTCTTGGCGTGCATCTCCTGGATGTCCATGAGAAGCGAGACACGGCCGGGGAGGTTGCTGGTGATGCCGTCAGAAAGCTCCTGAGCGGTGAGCTTGGTGAGGTCAGCCACCTGAGCCTCGAGGCCCTCGATAATGGCTTCCTTCTGAGCGATCTCCGCGGTGTAGGTGTCCAGCTGCTCGACCTGAGCCGGAGTCAGGGAGGCTTGGCTGAGGTCAGAAAGGGTCCCGCAGGAGGCAGCGAGCGTGACGGTCAGGGCCGTACCGAGGAGGAGGTTCTTCATCTGATGGGTATAGATAAGACTATATTATGCTGTGGGGTATCTAGTTTATTATCAAACTAAGTATCTCACAGTATCTATAGTTCTCTATAGGTTCTTTAGTTATCTCTACTCTTATCCGTAGGAGGGTCCCTCCCCCCTGCTCCGCATACTCGGGAGAAATCCCAACCCCCTGGGAGAAGGGGACTTACAAGGATGTCCCACTCCAGAGTGTCCTAGCATATCGGGCACTACTACCTAAAGCCGCCTGAGAGGCTCTCTAAGGACTTGTCCCCCCTATACGGGGTTGGAGTCGTCTTAGCCCTGAAAGGGCCTCAGAGGGCCGCTCAGGCGGTCTGAAGGGATCTGGGGGATGTCTAGCGTCCCCGCTTCTTGGTCCTGGATTGCTTGAGTGCCTTGTTGGTCGGAGCGCCAGGCGATCCGGGCTTCCTCATGCGTTCACCAGAGCCTGCTTTGATGCGTCTCCGCTTGGCGTGGATGTTGGCCCAGAGGCCGGGTTTCTTCTTCATGGTCTCCTCCCAGGAGTCCTACTTCCGTCCTCACTTCTTCTTCTTGGCAGCCTTCTTCTTCGCCTTCTTGGCTGCTTCTTTGCCAGCTTTGGTGTAGGGGTAGGACTTTCCGTTGACTTTGGGCATGGTTGGGTCTCCTAGCTAAGTGAGTTGTCGATCCAGGTGTGGGCCTCTCGCTCGTCAGAGCCAAAGGGTTCTCGGAACAGGGCATCCATAGCGTCTTCCCACTCTTGCTCCCTGAGGCGCTCGATGGCGCGTTCTTCGTCAACCTCAAGGGCCAGCTGGTGTGCAGCTACAGCCATGCTCAAGGCATCGAGCTTGTCATCGTGGACCAGGGCACCCTTCTGGCGGGTGAGGCGGGTCATCTGGTAGATGCCCATGCGCCTGAGGCGGTCCTCGAAGGGGAGATCAGCCCGTGTGGAGTAGTCCCTGCGGACTACATCCTCGTCAATGATGAGCGCATGAGCGCCCATAACAGGCTCAAGGACATCCGCGATTCTTCGCTCCTTCTGCTTGGAGTGGCGGACCTCCTCCAAAGCGACTGGGTAAATCTTGTAGAGGATCGGGGCCAGCAGGCTGTTGAACATGCCGTCACCGAAGTTGCTCTCCACGATGATCTGGTGGACCTCCTGCTCCTTGGCGATCCTGGCGATGCGCTCCAAGGTGTCGCTGTCGTAGCCACCTGGCAGGGCTTCCCAGGCCGTGACATAGAGCTTGCCTAGGCGCTCCTTGACCACGCACACAGCCGTATCGTCTCGGCCCCGTCCAGCAGGGTCCACGGACATGATGGCGCTCTTGTAGCCGTCATAGTCGCCCTCGACCTTGTAGGGGCGCTGGAAGCCGTCTCCAGCCATCCCCACGCACTCGAGGTCCTTGATTCGGTTCTGGAGGTCCCCGCTCCACAGCACGCGCTCGGGAGCCGTGTGAGAGTCCAAGGGCATCACGATCAGGTCCCTAGCCCGCAGGGGGTAACGCTCCTGGTCGCTGAGGCTGGTGTCTAGCTGGAACTGGAGGGCAAACCCAGTGCGCCCGTAGCTGGCCTCACGCTCCGCAAGTTCAAGCTCATTGAACCTTTGGGAGTCCGTGGGCATCCACTGGAGATGTCCCTGGTAGCGGTCATCGACCACCAGCTTGCTCTTGATGACTGGGGCCAAGGAGCGGTTCAAGCCGTCGTAAGCGGCGAGCTTCTCCTCCTTGGGATACCTAGCGGGCCATACGCGGATGTCGTAGCCACGCTCAGGGAGGTGCTTGTAGACACTCTCCTCAGTCTGAGGGGTCCCCAGGTAGATGATCTGGCCCTCAGGCTTGAGGATGGCGTCGAACTCTTTGACCACCTCAGACAGCTTGTCTCTCTTCAGCTGGGTGTCGCTGTTCGAGAGGGACTCAACATCGTCCGCAATCAGGCAATCAGCCCGCGATCCCGTCATCTGGCCTGTGATGCCCACCGACTTGACTGATGGGGCGTGCGATGCACCCGCAGGGCCGACATCGAAGGCGACCATAGACTTCCTCTGGCCCTCATCCTCGCGGGGCATAAGGGCGTTCAGCCACTCAATGTCCCTGATGAGGCGCTGAGTGAAGATCGAGAAGGCGTCCGAACGCTCCTTACTGGCCGACACCACCAGGATGTTCTCCTGAGGGTTCCAGTAGAGACGCCAGAGGACATAGGCAGAGGTGATCCAGGACTTACCCACACCCCGGAACGCCTGCACCATGCGCCTTCGAGGGCCATGCTGGAGGTACTGGGCGATGTCCAGTTGGACTGGGGTGGGCTCAGGCAGGTTGAGCTCCTGCCATACCAGCCACAGGAAGGCCCGGAAGTCCCTGAGGGCCTCATCCTGGTAGTCGTACTGCACTAAGCCTCCTTAGCAGGCTTGCTGGGCACGCTCTCATGGTCATCGAACTTGGGCAGACGGTCTGCGAGCTTGATGACGGGCTTGTTGTTGGGTGCCGACATGATCCCATTGTCCCTTAGCAGCTGACGCGCCACATTCAGGTCCGCAGGGGTAGCCTCACCAGACTGCACGCGGGTCAGTAGCTCTGACACCAAGGCTTCGTGCAGGGTCTTGAAGTGGTCAGCCAAGGGTTTCCTCCTCTGAATAGTCCTTCTCGATCAGTCCAAGGTGCCCGATCAGCTTGCCGTTCAGGCGCAACGCCTGGGCTTTGATCCGGTACTCGCGGCACTGACCAGTCTCAATGTGCCTAGTGGTGAACTTGGCAATCCAGTCCCGCTCCTGCTTGATGGCAACAGCCCACTCCCTAGAGATCCTCTCGCGGTCGTCAGGGTGGACTGCATTCAGCCAACCGTACCCCAAGAGGTCCCGCTGCTCGAGGCCGACATACTCATGGAACTTGCCCGTTGAGCAGGTCCAGTTGCCCTTGCTGTCAGTCTCGAAGGCGTCCCACTCGTTCAGCTGAACGATCATGCGGAGCTTGGAGGTCAGAGTGACCACACTGGCTTCCACGCGGTTCATTGAGTCCCGCATGGAGGTGCCCCCATTGGGCACTAGCTCCCTGGACAGGCCTTCGATGATGTCCAGCTTCTCTTGAACATCTTGGACGGCTCTGTAAGCCCACCTGAGCAGCTTGAAGCTGACTGCCAGACCGCCCGCTACGCCGGATGCGATGGCAAGGTATTGCTCCACTGGATCATGCCTTCGTGAAAGTCACGCTGGTAGTGGAGGACGGGTTGATGACGGCGTTGCCCCAAGGCGTCCAGAACAAGCCCGAAGCGGGCCAGAAGTCCGTGGGGGGACCTGAAAGCACGCTGTCGCTCATCTCAGTCCTGTAGGAGTGAGACAGGTTGCCCTTGCTGTTGGTGCGGATGTCGTTGAGGTCTTCACCGAGGCCAGTGGGGTAGATGATGTGGTTGCCCTTATCCACCCCAGGGGTCTCGTAGCGGATTTCGGTGCTGCCATCACTCCTCACAAACTCCCACTCCACATTCGGGTTGAGGTTGTGGATGTGGTAGATGCCGAGTCCGTGCTCGTCCTCGAACGCGCCATACCACACGCCCCAAGCGCCAGCCAGACCAAGGGACTCGATCTCAGGCGTGGGCCTGTTGACTTGCCAGATCCAGATTTTAGTCCCATCCGCAGCAGTGAAGACCGGAACCGTCGTGCCGTTGAGCGACACACCCTCAGTCAGAGAGGTGTTCATGCCAGTGGAATCGTTCTTCCAGGCAAAGGTCGCGTAGTGGTTGAGGTTCTGGGACCGCACCCGCTGGCTGATGGTCATGTATTTGGCGTTCTTGCCCACATCCACGCCCACCATCGGAACCACACGGATGCTCCCCCGCGTCCACGGCTTCAGGATGTGCGCCAAGCTCCTAGAGCCCGCCCACTGAGCGTTGAAGCTGTTGCGGATGTAAGGGATGCCCGACTGCACATTGTCGTTCGGGACCTGGTACTTCAGGGAGTTGCCCGTAACAGGGTCCTCAAGGCGGTCGATGCCCGTGGACTGGTTCACGATGTCAACTACCGTGTAGTCCCCATCATCGCCGTGGCCTGCAACCAAGGTCGCCCCGTCAGGGAACAGCGTAGAAGGATACCCAGGCCACCAAGGCTTAGGGGCTGACCTCTGCGTCTCCGAGTCGTATCCGATGGCCGGGACATCGTTAGAGAACGGCCACATATTCTCGTCCACATGGACATCCCTTGAGGAGGAGAAGGTCTCCGTGTCAGGGTCCCAATCAAGCTCAGTGAACGCCACAGTGTTCCGCTCATAGTCAGCAGAGAGCACCACAGTCGATCCCGAAGCGTGAGTGCCGCCATAGGGCAGCGCAAGGGTGGCCGTGGTGCTTCCCGCCGCGATGGTGGCATCCCCGGAGTTGGCACCTACACCGTCAGCAGCCGTGCCGCTGACCTTGTAGCGCACCGTGATGTCCTCTTCAGGGGCGTAGGAGGCCGTGAAGGTTGAGGGGAAAGTGATGGTGTTGTATCCGCCCAGCAGGTCAGCAATCGACGGCTCGGTGCCGTCAACGACTTCCATGCGAGGGTCCCAGAACCAAACATTTTCGTTGTTATCAGACGGATCTCCGTAAAAAGTGTCACGGATGCTGGCTAGAGTATCGCTGACGCTGTTCCACTTGAAGTCTATTACACTTAGCGCAGGAAGAGGGGACCCGTCTTTCTTGTAAGCTCCCGAATCTGTACTCGGTGATCCAGTGTAGTTATAAGGATGAATGTGGGAGACTATTAGAACCCACTCGTTGGCAGGGAATTTGTCAGTGCCCTCATAAATAAGTCCAGTCGAACTTGCTCCATCGGAGACACGAACTCTAGATCCGTTACTGAACGCAAGCCGAACAATGCCTGTTGTTGTATCTTTTGTGTTGACCCAGAAACTTACGCGATATGTTTTCGTCGGATCAACCGTTACAAACGGGCGGTTGTAGCCTCCGTCAAATAGGTTGACACTTTCGACATTGACCGCTTTCCAAATGACGGAAGTTTCCCCATACGGGTCAGTAAGCAATTCCCTCACATTCTCAGCATCAGTGCCCTGCGCCGCCCAACTGCCAACGGTTCCAGTTCCGACAGTCCAGTCGGTTTCGGGGTCCAGCAGGTTGGTGGCACTAAAGTCTCCCGTCAGCGTAGTGGAGACCGTGATCTCCGGGGGAGCGGTGGACGCATGGATGATGAGCCGCACCTGATCCTGGTCCTCCACGATGGCAGCGTTGGTGGAGGAGAGCGTCACGATTAGCTCCTTCTCCTTGAACCACTTGCCGACGCCATTGAAGCTGATCGGGATAAGGTACTCCTGCTGGCCGTTGCGGATATCAGCAGTGCGGGAGGGAGCAATCTCGGTGAAGTGCGTTCCCGCGACAGCATCGCCGCTGAATGACCAGGAGATCGTGACCGTCTCAGTGGCAGGCAGGGACAGCTTCACGGGGATGTTGAAGGCCCCGTAGTCGTCCTTGAAGGCCCGTTGCCAGTAGTAGGCGATCTCCCGGTCCAAGCCCAGCCCAAAGGCTTTGTAGGAGTTGTAGTTGGTGAGGGCTCCGAAACCGACCCTCATACGGTCTTTGCCGTATCCGCTAACAATAGCCATATCAGCTCAGGGCCATCGCCTCAAGAGTTGCGCGGTTCTGCTGGATCTCGATGTTGCCATAGCCAGCCGTGGCTGACCCAGACTCATCGCTGCCGAACATATAGAAGGTGATCTGGTCCTGGTTGCCCATAGCCTTCATAAACGAAACGCTGATCGTAGCGGTCTCTCCAGGCTGGATGTAGGTCTCGCCACGCGGGTTGAAGGCGACGAAGACATTGGAGCCGCCCGCAACATCCATGTGCATCGGGTTCAGCACGAAGCGGTAGGCGGTTGTCGTGCTGGTGTTCTTGATGCAGTAGGTGCAGCGGAACAGGTAGTTGCCTGCTGCTTGGACCTTCAGGCAAGAGTTGCCGATGATCGTGCTGTGCAAGATTCCACCAAACGCTGTCCAGTTATTCCCGGTGCGTCCGCCAGTAAGGTTGAAGCGGCTGCCTTGGTTGACCGTAGCAGTGTCCCAGGTGACATTTCCGCCGTCCTCATACACAAGGTCGCTGCCAGTCACGCCTTGGGCGAAGAAGTAGCCTGAGAGGCCGCCTCCAGATGGCGTCTGCCATTCAACGCTTTGGCCGTTGGCCGCCGCACTGTTGATGGTCAGAACCTTGCCATCGCTGCTGGCAGGGACCGGGAGAGCGGTGTAGTCGCCGCCAGAGTCCACGACCAGCATCGTTCCAGTCTGGTACAGCTGGTTGCTGGTGTGATCCACGCTCAGGCTGGGCGACAGTCGCCATTCAGTGCCCGTGCCGCTGTAGACCAGCGCGTCACCGTCATTGGGCTGGCTGAGGCCACCATAGCTGACATCCAGAAGGTCGCCCAGGTCAGTGGTAGCGGTGGCAAACTCGAGGCCGTCCACGGGGTCAGCGGCAACACGGAGGAACTGGCCTCCGTAGCCTGACAAGGTGGCGGGGGTGTCCGTCAGGCCCACGAAGGTCGAGGACCCGCCAGTGCCTCCTCCAGAGGCTTGCTGGACCCAA